CTTTTCACCGCCCAGCAGGTGCTGGTCGCCGAGACCGCAGCCGGCGGCGGCGGCGCGGCGCGGCCGGGAAAGACGTGGCTGCGCCGGTTCCGTCACCGGCAGCAGCTCCCCGCCGCCGCGGCGGCGGCCGACGCCACGGTCAGCGCGGCTGCGGTCACCGCGGCCGGCACCGCGCCGCAGCCGGTCATCCAGGCCGGCCTCCCGCAGGCGTCCGCGTCCGCCACGGGGACCGCGCCGCAGGTCACGGCCGCCATCAGCGCCCTGGCCGGAGCCCCCGCGGCGGCGGGGACGGCGCCGCAGCCCGCCGCCAGCGTCAGCGTCCTCGCGGGCATCCCGGCGGTCACCGGGACCGCGCCGGCCCCGGCCGTCCAGACCGGAACCATCGTCAACGCCGGGATCCCCGCGGCCGCCGGGACCGCGCCCGGCCCGGTGGCCGCGATCAGCGTCCTGCCCGGCATCCCTGCGACCACTGGCACGCCACCCGCCCCGGTCATCTCGGCCGGCATCCCGGCGGGCATGCCCGCCGCCACGGGCACCGCCCCGGCCGCCGTTCCCGCCATCGCGGCTAAACCGGGAATACCGGCCGCTGCGGGGACCGCGCCGCCGCCCGCCGTCTCGGCCACGGCTATCGCGGGCATGCCCGCGGCCACGGGCACCGCGCCGCAGCCCTCGGTCAGCGTCAGCGCCCTGGCCGGCCTGGCAGCAGTCACGGGCACCGCGCCGCAGCCAGCCGCGCCGGCCGCCGTCAACGCGGGCATTCCCGCAGCCGCCGGGACCGCGCCGCAGCCGTCGGTCATCACCGGGCTGGCCGTCACCGCACCAGCCGCTACGGCCACCGGGACCGTCCCGGCACCCGTCCTCGCGGCCGCTGTCACGGCCGGCCTGGCAGCCGCCACGGGGACCGCCCCGGCCGTCTACCGCGGGATCGGCGCACCCGCCGCGGCGGCCACCGGGACGGCAGCACAGCCGGCCATCCGCCTCGCCGTGCTCCCGTTGGCCGCCGTCGCCGCGGGTGCGGCCCCAGCGGCGGCGGCCAGCACCGTCATACCGGCCGTATTCGGCACCGCCACCCCCGGCGGCGCCGTCCTCACGGCCGCCGTCCCAGCCGGGCAGGCGGCCGCGGCCGCGGCCCCCGGCGGAGCCGCCCGGACCGCCGCCACCGCAGGCGGCGCCACCGTCCAGGCCACACCCAGCGGAGGCACCACCGCCACGGCGACACCGGGAGGCCGCCCATGATCGACACCGGGCAGGTCTATCACGCCACCCTTACCCTCAGGAACCAGGCCAGCCCGCCGGGCACGGTCACCCTGACCATCACCCTGCCAGACGGCTCCACGGTCACCCCCAGCCCCGGCACCGGAGCCGCATCCGGACCCGACTGGACCGTCGCCTACGACTACGCCACCGTCCAGGCCGGCCTCCACAAAACCGCCTGGCAGACCACCTCGCCGGGCACCGCCGCCACCGACTACTTCAACGTCCGCGCGTTCGCGTCCATCCTGTCCCTGGCCGAGGGCAAGACGCACCTGTCCGGCGGCAATATCAGCGCGTGGACCGGCGACGACGACGAGCTCCGCAACTTCCTCGCCGCCGTCACCGAGGTCGTCGAATCCAAGGTCGGGCCGTGCGTCCGCCGCACCGTCACCCAGCGGGTCGCCGCGTCAGGCGGCGGCCAGATCGTGCTGACCCAGGCGCCCGTCATCTCGGTCACCTCGGTCACCTCGGTGTGGACCGGCGGGCCGTCCTGGACCGGCGCCAGCCTCGTCCTCGACGGCGACGCGGGCATCGTCACCACCCAGCTCGGCGCCGTCCCGTTCTACTACGGCCCGTGGGACGTCGTGCACGTGGTAGGCCGGGTGATCGTGGCGGAGCGGTACCAGCACGCCGCCAAGGAACAGCTGCGCCACCTGTGGGAAACCCAGCGCGGCTCGCTCGAGGCCGGGCCGCTGTCCGCAGGCGCAGGCGAGACGTTCACCACCTCGGCAGGGTGGGCGTTCTCCGTGCCGCACCGGGTCCTCGAGCTCCTCGCCGACGACATGACCCCGGCGATCTAGTCATGGCCAGGCAGGGCAACAGCCAGACGGTCGGGCTCGGCTGGGCTTACCGCAAGAACCGCGCAGCGGCAATCAGCGCCATGCCCGACGGCACGCCATGCCCAGGATGCGGGCGGCCCATGCACCGGGAGGCTGCGCGCAACCATGACGGCAAGCCGCTGCACTATGACCACATCATCCCGCGCGCACTCGGCGGACATGACGGGCCCAAGCGGCTTACCTGCGCAACCTGCAACATCAAGGCGGGCACGCGGCTGGGCAACCAGCTGCGGCGTGGCAGGCGGATTGTCAGACCTGCCACATACACTCGCTGGTGATGCCGAGAAACCCTAATGCTGCCTGCTCTACCTGCGGTAAGCCCGTTTACCGTAGCCACTCATCACGGCCAGAGATCACCTGCCATGAATGCAGGCAGCAGCAGCCAGGGCCATACGGCCGCGAGGGATGGACGCCGAAGTACCTGCCACGGCCTTGCGCCGAATGCGGCAAGACCTTCCAGCCCAAGCCCAAAGTGCAGGACCGGCCGCCACAGCAGTACTGCTCACTGTCCTGCGCAAGCAAGGCGAACAACCGTGCCTACTGGAAAGACCGGCCGAAATCCAACGGCGCTGGCCGGGTCGCAGCACGACGACGCAGGCGCATGCGTCATCAGGCCACATGGGACCGCATCACCGATCAGCAGATCCTGGAGCGTGACAAGTGGATGTGCTGGATCTGCAAGCGGCGCATAGGCAAGACCTTCAAGTACCCGCACCCGCGATCGGCCAGCATTGACCACCTGCTGCCGCTATCGCTCGGCGGAGACGACACTGCGTTTAACAAGAAGGCTGCGCATCTTCGCTGCAACATGGCGCGCGGCAATGGCAGGCCAGGCGAACAGCTTCCGCTTGGCATTGCCGCACTCGCATAAGACGGCCAGTCGTCCTCAGCGATAGGCATGACCGGTCCTGATCGACCATCCGGCGGCCATCCGCAATTGGCAGGCCGCTGACCTGCGACGATGCAGATAGTGCTCTGACCTGCGGTTATGTACGACGCCGCGCAGCGCCGTTTTTAAACTCTCCGGCGTGAGCTGGGGGACCCGGAGGGTGACCGCCTGTGCCTGCTCGCCGCCGGACCGGGCCGGTTGAACGGCAAGTCAAGCGCGACATCGGCGCGCTGGTGACCGAGCATCCGATGGGCGAGGCGCTCGCCGCGATGTCGCTGAACCTGGCCCGGACGCTGGACGACGGCGCCGGCCTGGCCACGGCCGCGGTGAACCGCGAGCTGCGCGCGAACCTCCTGGAACTGTCCCGGCTGGCGGTGGATGACAACGACGACCTTGATGCTGAGCTGTCCGCCGCGGTCCGGGACGAACCGGAGTCCTGACCGGGCCACGCTCGGCCCGGCCGTCGGGAAGGTCGCGGCGAAGCTCGGGAAGCCGCTGATGCCGTGGCAGCAGCTGGTCGCGGACGTGGCGCTCGAGGTCGACCCGCGGACCGGGCGGCTGGCGTACACCGAGCTGGGGCTGACGGTGCCGCGGCAGTCCGGCAAGTCGACGCTGGTGCTGGCCAAGGCCGTGCACAGGTCCAGCGCGACGGGGTTTTTCGGGCCCCGGCAGCGGCTGGTGTACACGGCGCAGACGCGGCAGAAGGCCCGGGAGAAGTGGGAGCAGGATTTCGTCCCGGACCTGGAGGCGTCGCGGTCTTTCCGGGGCCGGTTCCACCCGTCGTGGGCGAACGGCAACGAGCACCTGCGGTTCGCTAACGGGTCGCGGTGGGGGCTGGAGGCGGCGACGGAGAAGGCCGGGCACGGCGGGACGATCGACGAGGCGTACCTGGACGAGGCGTTCGCGCATCAGGATTTCCGGCTGGAGCAGGCGTTCGGCCCGGCGATGATCACCCGGGTGAACAAGCTGCTGGCCTGGATCTCGACGGCGGGGTGGCTGGGCGCGTCGCCGTACCTGGAGGCGAAGGCGAAGGCCGGCCGGGCTGCCGTGGAGCAGGACCGGCGGGCCGGGCTGGCGTATTTCGAGTGGTCGGCCCCGGCGGACGCGGACCCGGGTGACGAGGCGGTGTGGTGGCGGTGCATGCCCGCGCTGGGCCGCACGATCAGCGTGGACGCGATCCGGGCGGAGTACCTGAAGGCGGTGGACCAGGGGACGGTGAACGAGTTCCGCCGGGCGTACCTGAATCAGTGGGTGCCGAAGGACGTGCCTGATGACTGGCTGGTGATCGGCCAGGCCGCGTGGGCGGGCCTGGCGGATCCGGAGTCCAACCCGGTGCCGCGGGTCGTGCTGGCGGCGGCGTTCTCCCACGACCAGCAGCATGCCGCGGCCGGGCTGGCCGGGTGGCGGGCGGACGGCCTGCTGCACGTCGAGGTGGCGGACTACCGGGAGGGCACGGCGTGGGTGGCGCCGTGGCTAATCGACAGGGCGGCTAGGCATGACCCGCTGGCGGTCGTCGTGGATGACGCCAGTCACGAGGGCGCGGTCATCAAGGACCTGGAGGCGGCGCGGATCGAGGTGATGAAGCCGCGGGCGAAGGGCGTGGCCGAGGCGTACCAGGACTTCATCCAGGACGCCACGGACACCAAGACGCTGCGGCACCGGGCCCAGGCCGACCTGGACGCGGCCCTGGCCGGGGCAGTTGACCGGGACGTTGGTGACGGCGGGAAGGCGTGGGGCCGGCGGAAGAGCTCGGCGGACATCAGCCCGCTGGTGGCGGTGACCCTGGCGGCGTGGGGGCTGAGGATCAAGACGGCTGAGGGCGGAGGTGACCCGGGCGCATGGCTGATCTGAGCGCGATGGCAGTGCAGGTCCGGGCGCAGCTGGCCGCGTGGCGCGGCCACGGCCGGGACGTCCGGGCGCGGCTGGCCCGGTCCCGTCACGTCCTGGTCTCCGCCGCGCTGGTCCTGGCGGGGCTGTGCGGGGCGCTGGGCGGCGGGGCGCTGATCGGCCGGTGGTGCCTGGGCCTGGTCCTGCTCGCCGAATCGGCGGGGGCGGTGTGGGCCGGGCTGAACCGGGACGATGGGCAGCCGCTGCCGCGCCGCGGTGAGCGGACGATCGCTGACGTGGCCGAGGAATACCGGCGGCTGACGTGACGCGGCTCCTGGACCGGATGCTGGGCCGCGCCAGCTACAACAACATGACCGAGTACTCCGGCTCCGGCGCATATCTGGTCACGGCGTCGGACCCGTCCGGCCGGCACAAGGAAGGCGCCCCGCCCGGGACCGTCCGCAGCGCGCGGGAGGCCCTCGCGGGCAACGGCGTCGTGTACGCCTGCATCGCTGCCAGGGCGGCGATCTTCAGCGAAGCGCGCTTTCAGTTCCAGTCCACCGTCGACAAACACTTGTTCGGGTTGCCGTCACTGAGCTTGCTAGAGTACCCGTGGCCGAACGCGACCGCCGGTGAGCTCCTCGCCCGCCTCGAGCAGGACGTGTCCACGGCGGGGAACTCCTATATCCGCAAGGTCAACCCGGCGGACGGGTCGGACCCGCTGCTGGTGCAGATGCGGCCCGACTGCGTGACCATCATCAGCGAGCAGCGGGAAGACGACGCGGGCCGGATCTACAAGGTCCCGGTCGGCTATGCGGAGGACCTGACGCCGCTGGGGATCACGGACCGGGAACCGCAGGTGTACAGCCCGGATGAGATAAGTCACTACTCGCCGTTTCCCGATCCGCAGGCGTGGTTCCGGGGCATGAGCTGGCTGACGCCGGTGCTGCGGGAGGTCGGCGCGGATAACGGCCTGACCGCGTACAAGTCGTCGCATATCAGCCAGGGCGCGATGCCGGGCCTGGTGGTGAAGTACTCCCAGAAGCTGTCGCAGCCGGTGGTGGACCGGCTGAAGAAGCGGTTCGAGGCGCTGTACGGCGGGCCGGGGAACTCCGGCCGGACGCTGATCCTCGACGAGGGCGCCGACGTGACGGTGGCCGGCAGCACGCTGGAGCAGCTGCAGTACGTGACGGTGCAGGCGGCGGGGCAGACCCGGATCCTGGCCGCGGCGATGGTCCCGTCGGAGATCGTCGGCCTGGAGGGGGCGCGTGAGGCGTCCGGTAACTACGAGCTGGCGATGCGGCGGTTCGCGGACCTGTGGGCGCGCCCCCACTGGCGGATGGCGTGCAGCTCGCTGCAGCACCTGCTGCCGGACGTCCAGCCGCCGACGAGGTTGTGGTTCGATGTCAGCGACATCGCGGCGCTGCGTGAGGGTGAGCTTGCCCGCGGTCAGACGGTGCTGGTGAAGGCGCAGGCCGTGGCGTCGTTCGTGACCGCCGGGTACAGCAGGGAAAGCGCGGTCGCCGCGGCGGACTCGGGTGACCTGTCCCAGCTGAAGCCTGATCCGGGGGCGGCGCCGCCGGGTGCGCCGACGGGGACGCGGGCCCCGCAGGCCGGGGTGCCGCAGGACCTGCCGGGCGTGGTCGCGCCGAACAAGCCGAACGCGCTGCCCGCCGGGTTCGCGCCGATGCCCGGCATGCCGAACGGAGCAAGGGGATAACCCATGGCCAAGACCGTCACGGTGGACGTCCGCATCGCGGACCTGCCGAAGATACAGCGGTTCAACGCGTCCGTCGTGGCCCTGCTGAAGGCGCTAGGCGATTGCGACGGGCTGCCGGAGCCGGTGACGGCGGCGGTGGAGCGGCTGTGGCGTGACGTGGAAGCCCTCAGCGATGATGCCGGGCCGGATCCGGAGATCTCCAGGAAGTCTTCTGAGCAGGACAGGATCCGCGAGGCGATGCGGCTTGCCCAGGAGAACCCCGGCCGCACGGTGACGGCGGAGTAGAGGATGACTGACACCTGGGCGTCCCGGTACACCCCGGCCCACGTGCCCGCGGGGAGTCCGGCCGGCGGCCAGTTCGCCCCCGCCTCCGGCAGCAGCCAGGCCGGCAAGAACGCCGGGGACAAGCGGCCTGTCCCGGGCAACCAGCACCCGGTAGGCACAGGCGAGACCGGCAAGCGCGTCTCGGACCTGCAGGCCCGGCTCAACGCGCTGGGGTTCAAGCCGGCGTTGAAGGTCGACGGGATCTTCGGCCCGAAGACCCTCGCCGCGGTGAAGGCGTTCCAGCAGTCACACGGCCTCAAGGTAGACGGGCTGGTGGGGCCGAAGACGACGGCGGCGCTGCGGGCTAAGGCCCCGGCGGCGCATCATGCCCCCGCGCATACCGCTGCGCATCACGCCCCGGCCAAGACCACTCCCGCCAAGACCGCCCCGGTGAAGGCCAGCCGCGCGCATGGTGCCTTCGTTCAGCGCACACAGGAACTGTGTGCGCAACAGGGCCTAGACCTGCGGCGGGCGCTCTAGGTAGTCGGCCAGTGCCCGGAGCCGGGCCGGATCTTCATCGGCGAGTCCTAGCGCTTGATTGCAGGGAGCGCATAGCAAGCCGCGGAACTGGCCTGTGACGTGGCAGTGATCGATAGCCATGCCGCGTTTGCCGGGCGGTCGCCGACCGCATACGTCGCATCCTTCGCCGGCCAGCCTTCGCTGTTCGGCCAGGACGCCCGCCTCGCCGTACATGCGCCGCACTAGCGCGGCCCGCCGGGCGGTCTGAACTCGCTGAGGATTGGCCTTCTGCCAGGCAGAACTGTTAGCGCTGTAGCAGGCGGTGCACCACCGTTTGCGGCCGCTGCGGCCCCGTGAACTGAGGCCAAACTGATCAAGCGGTTTGGTGAGGCCGCAGCGAGTGCATGTCCGTTTGCCGTCACGGTCGATGTCCTCTGGCAGTACGCGGTGCGCAGGAGCGCCGCTCCCGAGCGGATCGCCGTGCTGCATGAATCGGCGGTAGTGCGGCTTGCAGTAACCCCGTGCCAGGCGGGGACGCGTGCAGCCCTCGACGTCGCAGGGTGAGCCTTTAGGCGAGGGAGGGGTACGGCCGGCCAGCGGATCACCGTGCTTGCGGAAGCGCTGGTAGTGCGATGCGCAGTAACTGGCGGACTTGACGGGTTTGCCGCAGTCGTCTACGGCGCAGATCATGCCTGCGACGCTTCGGACTCGGAGTGGGTCCGGCTTGCTGGCGAGCGGGTCACCGTACTTACGCCATCGGTTGTAGTGGGCGGAGCACCAGCTGCGGCAGCGCGCCCGCTTATCGCATCCGTCAACAGCACATTCCCCGGTTCTTGACATGCCTAAGTCTATCAATTTCCGACGTACATGAGGGGAGGTGGTGCGGAATGGCGGATAGGTATATAGCTGCGCAAGCCAGCAGGGCCCTGGCTCACGAGCCGCTCGGAAAGCCGGGCGGTCCGGGACTCTGGCACGACAAGCGGCGGCAGCTTCCCGCCTATTTAGACATCCAGCACATCGCCCGGGATCTCATGGAGTCCCGCGGCATGCCGGAATCCGAGGCCATCGCGACGGCGGTCAGCATGTGCAAGAAGTGGGCGGCGGGCGGGCAGGACGTCAAGCCCGAGACCAGGGCGAAGGCGGCAGCGGCGGTCGCCGAATGGGAACGGCTGAAGGCCGGGACGCACGCGACGAGGAGCACGCCTGTGAGCGGCGGCTACGACGCTGACGGCCTCGACGGCTCCTGGGACGGCGACTACGACCTGCCCGACCTGTCCGGCCTCGGCGTGGCCGACTTCGAGGCCGCCGCCGGAGGTCCGGACCCGGGCGTGTCGCGGGCCGCGAAGCTCGGCTCCGGCGCCCGGTTCAGGGCGCTGAAGGCGAAGCTCGCCGCCAAGGGCGCCTCCGACCCCGGCGCGCTCGCGGCTCACATCGGCCGTAAGCGCTACGGAAAAGCCAGGTTCACCGCGCTCGCGTCAGCAGCGCGGAAGAAGAAGGGCGGCCGCATGTCACGCGCCGAACTGTTCCGTTCCTACCCGCTCGAGGACTACCACGTCGTCCGTGCCGGCGAGGGCGACAGCTCCGGCCGGGTCGTCGAGGCATACATGACCGTCTTCGACGAGGAGACCGAGATCTACGACGGCCAGGGCCGTTACAGGGAGGCGATCGACCGGGCCGCGTTCAACAAGCGCATCGCCGACCTGGAACGCTCCCGGAACGGGTTCGCCGCCGCGAAAGTGTTCTACAACCACGGCATGACGATCCACGGCACGCCGTCGGACCGGTACTCGATGCCGACCGCGGTATGCGAGGGCATCCGCGCCGACACCCGCGGCCCGGTCACCCGCTCCCGGTACCTGGACACGCCGCTGGGCAACGAGGTGCTGGAGATGTGGCGGTCCGGCGCGGTGACCGCGCAGTCGTTCACCGGCGCGATCATCCGGTCCAGCCCGGAGCTG